GTCGTTTTATATTGTTTGAGATACCAAGTAGGCGTTCCTCGTTCCTCAGAGCCTGTGTATTTGCCATGTTTGCCTCTTCCTGGGCCTGATTTATGGTTCCCATGATTGCCTTTACCTATTCCTCTGCTCTTTGTCATAGGCTACCATTCTATCAGAAATCAGCAAATCATACTTAGCCACATATATGATAATCTTATCTCTATCAGGATAATCATCCCTCAACTTACCCTTTTCGTACAAACCAACATTTCCATTACATCTATCACACAGAATACCTCTTATACATAATCCACAGGTTTTGTAGTATTTTGTTGTGCCATCCTTATATTTTTGTACTGGACAGCATTTATGGTCATGGTCTACATGCAGTTGTTTATGATGTAATTGTTTCTTCCCGCAAATTTCGCACCCATCTTTGGCCATGTCATTATATTTTTCAATAGTTAAACCAAACATACGATTTAAATGATTTCTTCTCACATCTTCATATTTACGACCACCGTAAGATTCTCTTCCATAATTCTTTAGTTGTGTTGAACCATTTCTGCGGTTTCTCTCATAATGCATTTTACACATACCAATAGCATAGTTAGATAAATTACAACCCTCAACAGTACATTGAGGCCTTTTTTTGCCACTTCTATGGCTTATTAGAGAAGTAGCATTACGGCAATACTTACAATAATAATCAAAGCGTTGCTTAATCTTATAGAAATTATCTATAGTTTTGGTTTCTTTACATCTAATGCAGGTTTTATTTGTCATTTTTGATACCTGCCATTTCCTTGATATAATCCAAGGCTTCCTGCATTCTTTCTTCTGGTGTCTTTTTTGTCATTTTGACCTCTCTTCTACCCATTAATATAAGTATAGCAGAGGTATAATGAATTGTCAAACCGAGCAATCGTATTTATGCATGACATTCTTGGTATTTATGTTCCAATATATTGATGCACCTTTGCTTATCCATTTGTTGCATACATCACATTTTGTTGGAAATGAACAGACTAATGGTCGCCAGTCATATGAATTTCCTGGCCTTTTTAGTAAATCTTTCTTATTGGTTTTCTCATAATTAATTCTTTGAGACATTTTTTCTACCCTTCTATAACTTTTCGTTATAAACCCTATAAGTAATATTAAAACTTAACTTACCCTTGGCTCAATACCGAGCAGGTAGGTTATGGATTAATTTTTAAATTAACCTCTGCCAGTTACTTTCCCTGAAGTGTTTTGAGTTACCACCTCTAACATTTTCTTCAGTTCTGGTAGATTTTACTCTACCGCCTTGACTCCTTCGGTTGTCTTAGGCGTATTATCCCTCTGGCACAATTACCAGATTCTGCAACAGATATAAATATGATAGCACAAACCAAATGCTTTGTCAAATGAGAAGGGAGCCTGCAAAGAGAGGTGAAGTAATTGCAGACTCCCAATTGGGTAGACCCTGAAGCAGATTCAGGTACTATAAGTATAGCATTACCATGTACTAATTGCAACCCGTTTCCAGGTATTGGTATCAGTACATATATAAATATAATCTGCGTCCCATGCGATTTCTCCAACTACGCCAGTATCTGCGGCAGATGCAGGAGTCTTGGTTTTAATCTCAAGATTTCCATTAATCTTAACTCTTCCACCAGTTGATCCAGTACTATCAAACTTACCATAGATTAATGGTGTTGCTGTTAAATGATTAGATATATAAAGATTGTCAGAACCAGTTTCGTTTCTACCTGCGTTATATCCAAGAAATACATTTCGTGAGCCTGATATATTAGTTCTACCAGCACCAAACCCAACTGCTGTATTGTGTTCTGCAGTTGTTAGTGCTGTTGCTGTTCCTATAAAACCTGAACCAGTTCCACCAACTTGAGCAGAAGAAATTGTATAGGTTTGTAATGTATGACAATTACCATTGGTTGTTATAGTGACTGATGTAACTACTCCTCCAGAAATAACAACTGTTGCTAATGCGTTGGTTTGATTAAGACCTGCAACTGCTGGCGTAAGCGTAACACCTGTATATGTACCATCAGTATATCCTGAGCCAGCATCTGTAATTGCAATAGTTGAAATAATAGATGTCATGGCTCTATTTGCGCCTGCACCAATTGAAGTATTTTGATTTGCTACTGTAGAGAAAAGATGTGCCTCTCCACCAATTGTAGTATTACTGGTACCTGTAGTAACATTTCCACTAGCACTAACACCAACAGCCATGTTATTGCTACCTGTTAAATTTTTATTTAATGCTTGTGTACCAACTGCCATATTTGCAATACCAGTTGTATTGGATTGCAATGCACCATAACCAATACCACTATTATTAGAAGCAGTAGTATTTGCAGAAACAGCGTAATTTCCTAATGCAATGTTTTGAATACCAGATGTATTTGTTAATAATGCATTAATACCAAGACCAATATTATCAGTACCAGATGTTAGTGCTGCTAATGCTCCTGAGTCTGTAAAACGAATATTACTTGTGTTAATTATTTGTGAACCGCTTGCTCCTGTGGCTCCAGTTGCTCCAGTTTCACCTTGTGGACCCTCTTCGCCTTGAATACCTTGTGCTCCTTGAGGACCAGTCTCACCTTGAATTCCTTGTTCGCCTTGCTCACCTTGAGGACCTTGGATTCCTTGTTCACCCTGAATACCTTGAGGACCTGCAGGACCAGTTTCTCCTTGGATACCCTGTGCTCCTGTTGCACCAGTATCTCCCTGTATTCCCTGTGGACCAGTTGCTCCAGTTGCTCCTGTCGCACCAGTTGCTCCTGTATCTCCTTGAGGACCTTGTGGACCAGTGTCACCTTGAATACCTTGAGGACCTGTTGCACCAGTTGCTCCAGTAGCACCTTGTGGTCCTTGTGGTCCTGTATCTCCAGTGTCTCCCTGTATTCCCTGCGGACCTGTCGCTCCTGTGGCTCCTGTGTCTCCTGTGGGTCCTGTGGGTCCTTGAATGCCCTGCTCACCCTGCGGACCTGTCGCTCCTGTCGCTCCTGTCGCTCCTGTGGCTCCTGTGTCTCCTGTGGGTCCTTGAATGCCCTGCTCACCCTGGATACCTTGTGGCCCTTGCACTCCTTGTTCACCTTGTTCGCCTTGTATTCCTTGTTCACCTTGGATACCTTGAGGACCTTGAGGACCAGTTTCTCCTTGAATACCTTGAATACCTTGAGGCCCTTGGATACCAACAGCACCATCAAGATTTATTTCCCATGATGAGTATGTTCCTGAACCTGTTTTGTTTTTTAAGTCAACAACCAATGCACCAGTTCCACCATTATATGAAACCACATCACCATGCATATGATTATTTAAATCATGAGCAATGATTACAGTTTGTGCAGTTGAATAATCTAAATTTAAATCAGCAGTTGTTAATGTTATTTGTCCACTTGGTGCAATTGTTAATGATGTTGTAGATGTTGTGTGATATTTATCTCCATCAGCACCAGCAGAACCAGTTGCTCCAGTATCTCCTTGAATTCCTTGTTCTCCTTGAATACCTTGCGGTCCTTGAGGACCAACTGCGCCTTGTTCTCCTTGTTCTCCCTGAATTCCTTGAATACCTTGAATGCCTTGAGCACCTTGTGCACCTGTAGCACCCGTGGCTCCTGTGGCACCTGTAGGTCCTTGTGCTCCTGTTGCGCCTGTAGCACCTGTTGCACCAGTTGCACCCGTGGCACCTGTGGCTCCTGTGGCACCTGTAGCACCAGTTGCGCCTGTGGCACCTGTCGCACCTGTTGTGCCTGTTGGGCCTGTTGGGCCTTGTGGTCCTGCAACAACTTCTAATCCTGTTGCTAATACTTTAATTGTTGTTGGCGAAACAACTGTTACTTTGCCTGTTGATAATGTTGAAATTGTCATCGTGTTACATCCTCTTCAATAAAAATTTGTCCTCTAAGAACAGTATTTACCTTGTTATTAACATTATTTATTCCCTCAATATCAAAAAAACTAATCATTGGAAGGTCTGTTGTGTCTAATTCAATTGTCAAGACATTTTCATTCTTAACAATTGACATTGTTGTAACTACTGCTGCATCCAAAGGATATTCTCTAACCTTAGCCTCAAAATCCCAATCTTCTAAATCTAATGCATTGCCATCGCTATCTGCTAACAAAATAGTCATAGGAGCAGAATCATTCCTGTATACTCGCCATTCTATCGTAGGCGGTTGTAAATCTAATATGTCCATAAGACCTCCAAGGTGAATCTACATATAGTTTACAATATATGTATGTTGACTCCTGAAATACTTACTGCCCTGGCAGCATCAATTACATCTATTTTAGGAGTAAATATTGCATTAATTAAATGGTTAATTAGTAAGTTTTTAGTTGAATTAAAACCCAATGGAGGCACAAGCATCAAAGATCAAGTTAACAGGCTGGAAAAGAGGGTAGACGATATATACGCTATGCTGGCTGATAAGGAGAAATAATGAAAAAGTACTATTACAACGGTAAGTTATACAACCAGAAAGACTGGGACTTTGATAGAAAGCGTCCTAAGCCAAAAGTTAAGGCTGAGAAAGCAGAAGTAGTTGCTGAACCTGAAACCCAGGTTGAGGTAGTTGAAGCAATAATTGAAGAAATCAAAGATTAATTAAACAAACCCCCCAAGACTATGACACCACTGGGGGGTTTGCCATTCCTACGGCAGTGTGGTAGGAAATCTATTATGGAACAGTACCGTTTGGCAATAACAAATGATTTACCTGTTGCCATGTAGTTCCAGAATGAACTGGTCTAAAATAATAATCTATATCCTTAGTTTCAGATTGAGCATCTGTAGCATCTCCAGCAACTCTTATAAGATTGGTACTGATAATAAATTTACCATTAGGTTGCGTATAGTCTAAAGTAAATGTTCCAATTGTTGTGTAATTAATATTATCAACACTATGAGAAATTGTTACAGTATATCCATTATCCATAGGATTAAATTCAAAAAATCCATTAGCAAAATATCTTCCAGTATTAAGACGAAAACCAGTAAGTTTATATATAGGCTGACCAAAATCAATAGTAAATGTTTTTTCACCTGTTGTTTCTTGCCATGTAAGTCCATTTGAAATATTTCCTTTAGCATTCACATCACGATTATTCAATGCAGTAATACCACTTGTACCTTGATTTATTAAAGATTGAGTAATTGTTCCAATAATAGCAGTAGTATATGTTTTTGTAATTAATGTTACACCGCTTGAATTTGTAGAATCTAATGTATAGTCAGCACCAGTTCTATCTTGTATATTTATACCGCCTTGACCCCAATAGTTATCAAATATACCTGTAACAGCGCCTGCTGGGTTAGAGGCAGTGCCTCTTCCACCAAATGCAAAAAAATCTCTAAGCATAAAGAAAGTTGCAGTGCTTGGCGATGGAGTATTAAATAAAAGTTTAATATATCTAATTGGTGTGTAATTATATTCAACGGTTGGTGCAGATGTATTTGTAAAGGTAAATGGTGCAGTAGCAACTGGAGTAAAAGTAGTTGTCTTTGTTGTTCCTGAAGCATATCCAGGTGCCGTCAATTCCCCAATGTATCTCCAGTCTTGATTATTCCAACTTACATCAACTAAAATTCTTGTATTTTGTCCAAACCCAGAAATATTATTTATTGTTGCAAGTGTTATTTTTGGTTCTTTAAATGAATAATAATATGTTCCTAAATCAAAAGTTGTATGTATTCTTGCTTGTTTGTCAAGATCTGAGAGTGAATATGGTAACTGACTATAAGTTCCAGTATCCCATGTGACTGGATAAATTCCATTTGCACCTTTTAACTTTTCTTCAATTTCAGATGATGGTGTTATCTGAGTTCTATTATATTCATCAAGTACATTTGGAGTTGTTGTAAAAAATCCATTAATATCTTTATAATCTACTAAACTATATCCAGCACCAAGTTCTGCATTGCCAGTATCATAAAACTTAAGATTAAAATATCTTAAAGGCTCACGTCCCCAACTTGTTGACCATTCCAAAAATTGTGGATTAGAACTATTATATGTATACCAGTTTTCAGCAAGTCCCCCAATCCATCTAAATCTTACATAACGAATTGGTATTTTGGTAGTGGCAAATGTTGAAATACTTTGACTATAGGTATCAAATCCAAAAATATTTGTAGCAGTAACAGTTACCGTTCTTGTTGCTGATGTTACATAAAATTTAGATGGATTTGTTTCTGTTGAGGATGTACCATCTCCAAAATCCCAAAAAACTGATCCAAGACCACTACCAGTAAATGCAAATGTATAAACATTATTTGCATCAACAATATAACTAAAACTTGCAATAGGCGGAGCAATTCCAACTTCTAATTCAACAGATGTTGTTTTTGTATAACCATAAATAGTATTAATAGTTAAAATAATTGTTTTTGTTCCACTTGTTAAATAATTTATAGTTGTTGAAGCGGCATTTGAAGTAAAACCATCATCAAGGTCCCATGATTGACCAGTTATTAATTCTGGATTTGGATGAGTATAACTAAAATTAAAATCAACTTCAGCACCACCAGACTCAGGATTAATTACAATAATAGGGTTTGGAATAGATGTAGCCTGATAATCATAGTTTCTAAGTACATAAGTAACAAGCCAATCATCATAATTAATCTCATGTTTAATGCCAATAACTCCATACTTTCTATCAATACTTGTGTTTTGATTAATAACATGATTAATATGAATGTTATCCATAATGTCAATATTCTTTGCAGCCTCATGATCAAGTGTGGCATCCCAAGTAATTTCATAAATCTCACGAATTGGTTCAGCCATTTCTGTTAAAACTTCATTGCCAATAATTTGTAGATTTGTATTGTCATCTGTAGCCAAAGTTACTTCTGCTGAAGACTTGCCCCATAAATCAACAGAATCATTTGCTGTTACAACAACCTTAGTAGTATCTGTTGGCCCAACACCAGTAATAATAATTTCATTTGCTATCTTTTCAAAACCATCATTTAATGATATGGCTTTGTAAGATTCACCATTGCCATCATAATCAAAGGTTACTTCTGCTGCCCTGGCATTAAATGGATGTAATGCATCATCACTATCTCTTCTGTAATATTCAATTTCATTTCTTGCGTTAGCAAAATAAAAACCTAAATCTGTTTTTGACCTAACATTTAATGCATCAAATACTGTTGTATTTAATTCAATTGGACCTTCTGCATAAGCAGTTCCATCTGTACTAATTATATAATTTTGCCATTCTGCTACCTCGCCAGTTGCGGATAATTCATTTAGCAATGTTACTGTAGACCATGATTCATAATCATCAATAAAATCTTCAGGAAGAATATGTTTATACATTGTGCCAATCAAATCAAAAGAATTTATAGTTACAATTGTTGGCTCTGTTCTTGGACCATACTCAACTTCAATACCTTCAATACGACCAGTAAATATTCTTGTCCCGCCAGCGTTTACTCTTATCTTGGCATTGTATTTAATGTTGTTATTATTGTATGGATCCAGGTTTGTATTTCTGCTCTTTAATGTTAATTGTCCAACATCTGGTTGTGACAATGGGCCTGTATATTCTTCAACACCACGAATAATTTCAAGATTAATTAAGCCATCAGTGTAATCAATCCATTGATTATTTACATATATCTGTAGAGTAATTAAGTCTACTGCTCTCATAGTGCTGTATATCTTCCTGTCTTAGACGATACACGAGAAAACTTATTTACAGCATTTGTTACGGTTCTGCCAAGTGCATAGGCATCTGTTCCTGCACCAGCATTAATTGTAATATTAATTGGAGCCTTAGATGCAGCAGTGGCTGGTGTAAGAATTGGTCTACTTGAAATTGGGACGGTATTTGAACCTGTCAAACCTTTTGTCAAGCCTTGGGCAATATTTGTACCTATACCAACCATAACCTGCGACGGAGAAGATATTTCTAATACCTTTTTAATCCAATCTGGAATATTGCTCTTTACCCATGATGCAAGTTTAGTTCTAAATACACCTTGGATTCTAAATAGTCCATCAATAATACCGTTGGCAATATCCTTACCAACCTGAACCATGTCATTATAAACAGTATCAAGTTTTTCTTTAATCTTTGTGGCTACATCTCTAATGTACCCTGAAATCTTATCCCAAATCTTAGATGCAGCATCCTTAAGTTCATTAAACTTTTGAATGGCTTTATCTTTTAATTCATTAAACTTTTCAACTACACCAGTTTTAATTGCAGTTACTACTTCTGTAACCTTCGTAAACATTTCAAGGAATTTAATACCAACAGTTAATTTAATAATTTCTACAATATTTTCAATAGTATTTTTTACTAAGTTCCAACCAGCCTTAATTGCACCTAAGAAACTGTCAGCCTTATCTGAAAAATAATCAACAATAAAGTCTTTTAATAGATTCCATAGATTTTGAACTGCTGCAATAATGCTTGCTACCTTTTCAGTAACAGCAGTTTTTACACCTTCCCAAAGTTCTTTAAACTTAGCAATAATGTCATCTTTATAAGTTACTACCCATAATATAAATAATCCAAATGGACCTGTCAATACCGCCAGGATCTTAGGCCAGTTTTCTTTTAACCAATCAATTGCCTTATTGGCAAACTTTTTAATATCTTCATAAATCTCGCCCCACCATTTACTGATTGCTTCCCATAATTTCTTGGCTGCAGCAGATACCTCATCCCAGTTAGCAATAAGCAATGCAATGGCAGAAATAATTGCAATAATTGGAATGGCTCTTAATGCAATACTAAATAAATTAGTTGCAGTAGTTGCTCCACCAGTTGCTATACTTAATATTCCAAGGGTTTCTGCTGCTGATTTAACGCTTGCAATAAATGTAAGCATTGGCCCACCAATTGCTACTAATGCTAATAAACCTAATGAAAAATTCTGTACAGGTGTTGGCAATGCATCAAATGCTTCAAGTATCTTTGTAAGAAAGTCAATGCCTTTTTCTAATATAGGCAAAACCTTTGTGCCAAGTGTTTCTTTAAAATTATCTAATGCAACATTGAATCTTTGTGTGGCATCAACATTTTTAGCAGCAGCATCTTTATATTTCTTGGCACCATTTTCTACTAATAGATTTACTGCTTCCTGATTCTTACCCGCAGCAGATAATGCTTCTGCTTGGCTATAAATTGATTGATTTAATCCTGGGAATATTTTTTGTAATTCTTTTGCTTTTAATTCATTATCGGCAAACGCTTTAGCAAGTTTGCCACCTGCAAATTCTGCAGTTACGGCACCACCAGTAAATGCTTCTACATCTTTAAATATTTTGACTAATTCTACAGATGAGGATTGTATTTCTTTAGGTAATCTTGAACCTAATTGTGTAGCAAGTTTAATTAATTCATCATTGTCTACAGCAAGTTCTTTACCAAACTTCTCAGCATCTGCTGTAATCTTTTTTAACGCTGCTGATCCTTCACCAAAGGTAGCATTGGCTGCCCTCATGGCTGCAGCAGCGTCTTTAGCCTCTTCTATACCGTCTTTAAGAAATGAAATGCCTTGCTTGAGAACAAATGCAGATGCAAGCGCAACAGCAGATTTTGCAGCAGCCTTTATATTTTTATTAAGACCACCTAATTGTTTATTACTTTCATCAAGTCCCTGAGTAAGTTTCTTGGTTTCTGCAACGATATCAATTACTATCTGTTGTGCCACTACTTCCTCCTATTAAGTTCTTCAACCAAAGCGGTATATTCTTCAAAGGTAAGTTCCCAGAATTGTTCTGGAGTGTAGTTCATCGCTACACAGAACTTAGCCATTACGCTTAGGCTGAAGCCTCGTCTTTTGGGACTTGCATATCAATCCCTGATGCTTCAGACAATTCGTTAATTGTCATTGCTTCTGCAGCATCTATTGTAAGGGATGGGTTATTCCGCTTTGCCATAATATATTGCATTGCGAATGCTAACTTTGCCTTAGAAGGAGAATTTTGCCATTCATCCATCGGCATATCCAAATAGGCTTCTACTTCTGCTAATTCTTTCCATTTAAGCATGGACATTAAATCGTTATTCATCACTGCCTCCAATTAGTCTAAGTTATATTTTCTAACGATTGATTCTATATATTTGTTATATTTTTCAACAATGTAATCCATATTGTCAAACACTGCTGGTCTTAAATATGGTTGAGCCTGTATGTTTTTTGCAGGCCATCCATACTCCTGTACTCCTGCATAAGGTACTGCATTGCTTCCCGCCAATATTTGGGCTTTCTCATTGCTGGGATTGCCCTTTACTGATGATGCAAGAGCACCAGTAAGGCGAGGGGCCATAGCAGAGGCTTTTCTTGATAGTTCTTCACTTAAATCTTTGTTAAGTTCCAATCTATCAACTATATCTTTCTCAACTTTAGCAAGAGCGGCTTTAACCTTCTCTTCGCCTTCAACTGATATAGATATAGCCTCTGCCATGACTACCTAATTACGATGTTACTCTTGTTGGCTTACCATCAAGAATAAAGTTAACATCAAATGTGAAATATTCTCCTGCTGCTCCACCAATGTTTGGAACAACTTCTGCATAACCACTTGCTGAGAAGTGTGGTTGTGCTGCAGATGCTGTTTCATTACCGTGTGGTGCATAAAGAATGTTTACGCTTACCCCTGGATTGGTAAACAACCAAGTGTGAAATGATGCTGCTGCGGTGTCCTGGAATCCAGTTACAGCGCATGTAAAATCAAGAGAGTCTTCGTAGTCTCCAAAGCCAAGGGTATTGACGGCAGATGAGATAACAACATTGCTAACTCCACCTGCATATTCTGTACCATCAACTTCAAAAACTATGGACTTACCTTTAATACGAGCCATTTTAATTTCCTCCTTCAATATCTATTGAAATTCTTATGTTCGTTGCAAGAAATCTTGCGCCGTTTACTTCTTGAATAAACGGTTTGTCAACAGTGAGTTTATTTGCTGTGGTATATTCCCACATAGCAGGAATAAGAGTGTCTAATGTGTCATCAAGATTTTCTGTCTCAGTTTCATTAGTTGCATATGGTACAAGTATTAATACTTTCCAATTAGTTGCATAATCTGCATCATATTGGTTTTCATATACCGTAATAAATTCTGTGTCAGGTTCCATAATCGCACAAAGTGGATTAGGTCTTTCTGGTACATATTTATAGACTTTAGAAATACCGCCAAGAATTATGGCAGACTCTAATTCATCTCTTACTGCCGTTATATTCATGCAAATCTCACCATATAACGGTTAAGCAAAGGATATACACCAACGAGAGGATCTCTTGCTGTATTGATGGGAGAACCATCATATGTAGCATATTGAGCCACTCCCATTGGTGCATTACGACGCTGGAATAGTTCTGAACCTACTTCAAGATATGAACGCTTCAACACACCTACAGGAATCTTTGCACTTTGAATATAAGATGCAACTAAATCCTTTGCTGTGTCCCAGCATTCTTCAACATAAGCGTCATCATTTGCAGATGCACCTACATATGCTTTCAAATCAGTCCAGTCCATAATCGTCTCCTTTAATTATTAGTAACCAGCGACTCCACCAAATCGTGTCGCAGCCAATGGCTCACTGCAAGAAAGTGCAAGATATCCATAAACTGAGAATGAATTGGTCAAGCCTGTGATTTCTTCGTCATTTAGAC